ACATGAAGCAACAAGGATAATTGTTATGGCAAAGTCAGAAAAAGGTGTTCGCGACGGACAAGTTATCGATGATCAAGGTTTTGTTCCGTATAACCCCCCTGTAGAAGAGGCTACACCTAACATTGCTAAAGCATCTGTTTCCACGGGCAAGAATCGTGGCATGGGTGAGGCAATTAGAGGCGGTAGTTATAAAAGCTGTTAGGTTTTTGAATGGCTCAAAAGAAATTACAAGACGATAGCGCCCACAACAAGCTTGACGTTGATGGAGACGGTGTGGTTTCCGACCAAGAGCTTGCTTTAGCGGAAGTTTTGGACAGGCATGAAAAAGCTGACGCCCAGAGGCGAATGGCTTGGGTAGCGATGATTTCTATGCTGGTGTTCACGGCACTGGTATTCTTGCCTATTTTTCCAGACACTCGCATTAAAGCTCTGTCCGACTTGTTCGGGCTATTCTATATTGGGCAGGCTGGGGTAGTGGGGGCATACATGGGCATGACAGCGTACATGTCCAATAACGGAAAACGATAATGGACCCGTTAACTATAGCCGCCGCCATATCGGCTACCAAGACGCTGGTTAAGAGTGCGCGAGGTGTGCAAGAGATTGCACACGGGATTGACTCGTTGTTTCACGCGCAAGAAGCACACGAAGAGAACAAAAACAAATCGCCCGGTAGTTCTATCGGTGCGAAGAATAAACAAATCTTACAAAAACGTGCATCTGACGATGGGTCAGAGACATCTATGTCTGCGGCTGCGGCTGCAATCATTGAAGAAAAACAACTCAAGCAGCAATTGGATGATCTTCGTGACGAGATAAATCGTAAGTGGCCTGTGCCTGTGGGAGAAAAGAGCACATGGGATTTAATTCTTGCAGAGCGAGAGAAGAGGGTCGCGGCAAAAAAGGAACGCGAAAAGCAAGAAAAGATTCTTGCGGAGGAGCGCAGAGAGAAACGTCAGAAAATACTAATAGAAATTAGTAAGGGCATAGCTGTTCTATTGATTGCTGGAGGCATTGCTTGGTTCCTGTGGTGGGCGTATACAAGTGGACCAGCGGTGAGATAGTTATGGAACTCGGAGCAAGTCACGCGATACAAGGTATTATGGTTCTGGCTACCGTAGCCGGTGGTTATGCCGTGGTGAAGAGTAATCTTAGTCGCGTCATGCATGATCTTGAAGACCATATCAAAAGCGCAGAAGACACCCGCGAGAAGTTTGATGCTAGGCTTGATAATGCGGAGCAAGAACGTGGAAAAATTGCGAATCAAGTGATGACCCTTAAAGGTATAAATTCTCCAACAGAACTAAAGCTTTTGCACAGAGAGCTTGAGGGGCTTCAGAAGGACGTAAAGTGGCTAACAAAACAGTTAGATCAGCTTGTACACGCGCATAACGGGAAACATCCACCCGTGGAGAACAAGTAATGGAACCAAAAGACCTTATAACTATAACCCCCGGTGGCGTGACTGTAGCGGCATCTTGGCTAGGTCTTATAGAGACAAGCTTGTCCATACTGCTGTTGCTTGCCAGTTTAGGATTTTTGGCATGGCGTTGGCGACAGGCTGTAAGGAAGAACGATGGATAAGATACTTATTTGGTGGGAAAACACGTTTGGTGGCAACAATGCGATTTGGAACATCGATTACGGCAAGCTCATTATTATTGGTCTTCTGCTGTTTCACATTTTCTGGCAATAGCGCCAAGGCCGACGAAAAGGTCTTTGCTGGCTGGATATTGCACATGTTTATATCTGGTCAGTTGAAAGAGTATACTCCTCGCGGGGGCATGGCCGAGTGTTTGAAAGTAAAGCGTAAGATACTGCGCTCACAAGGAACGGCAGTTGGCACCCGTTGGGAATGCGGTCAGGGAAAGTTGGTGCTTCGTAAGTTTGATGCAGGTAAAGACGGCGATAAGTGGCTTCCTGTTGAGCATCTTGGTAAGAAGTAATGGCGGAAGAGACGCCCAGAGGACGAAGGGGAAGTGACCAGATAAGGGTCAGCGACAGTTCTGCTATTTCTATGCCGATACGAAATTTGATCAGCATAGTTGCGGCGGTGAGTGTAGGGGTCTGGGGCTACTTTGGTGTTGTAGAACGCTTGAACAAGTTAGAGACGTTTGAACAGTTGATTGCCAAAGATTTGGAGACTGGACTTAAAGAACTACAGGCTGATATTGCTAAAAACAACGAGTTCCGTATTAAATGGCCGAGGGGAGAGCTAGGTCAGGCTAGTGCAGATCAAGAACAATACCTCCTAATAGAGCATCTGAGTGGTCAAGTTGAAAAAATTCAGGGCCGAATAGAAAAAGATATGAGCAATGGCGTAAATATCACAAGGCTGCAAACGGACATGTTGGAGGTCCGTAAGGCAATTGAGAAGCTAAAAGACAAACAACGCGGTCTGATGAATGGAGATGGGTAATGGTTCCCCGTGCAGTGGTTCTTTTGACCTTACTGTTATCCGCTTGTCAGTCTACGGATTCGCTATCTACTTTTGAAATACGTCAGAAAGAGCAGGGACTTCCTGTAAATGAACCTTTTATACAAGAGGCTTCATCTGTACCAAATTGCGCTAAAAAGGAACTCATGACAGGGTTTCTAGCTAAGACCTTTAATGAAAGACCCCTGCTCAGAGGAGTTTCCACGGATGGATCTATCTTAAAAATTTATGCAGGACCAAATGGAGGGTGGACTCTTACCAGAATTGTTAATGATACCACCTGCATCGTGGCGGCTGGAACGGACTTGAGGGTCCTAAGTTCAAAGAAAGGACCGGTGATATAATGATATCTTTACTAGGAAGTCTTTTGGGCTTTGGAACTTCTATAATTCCAGAAGTTATAGGCATATTTAAACAAAAACAGGCGGACGCGCATCAGCTAAAAATGCTTGAAGCAAAGGCGAAGTACGCCGATCAGATGTCTAAACTAAAAATAGCAGAGCTAGACGCGCAGGCCGAGATAGAAGAAACGAAGGGATTGTATGAGCATGATAAGTCTATCGATTCTGGAGCTTTTATCAACGGGTTGCGCGGCAGCGTCCGTCCTGTTGTCACTTACCTTTTCCTCTTAGCCTATTTAACGACAAAAGGGGTTATGATCTATGCTATGATTGCCATCCAGAACTTGGATTGGACTGTGGCTATCGACATGGCTTGGCGTGAAGAAACAGATGGCGTAATATTCAGTGCTATAATTAGTTTCTGGTTTGGAAACAGGGCTATGTCTAAGGCCCGTGCATGGCAACAGGACAAGAAGAACTGATATGGCGAAATTATGTCCAAGAGGGAAAGCTGCCGCAAAGCGTAAGTTTGATGTTTACCCAAGTGCGTATGCGAATATGTATGCAAGCGCCGTGTGTAGTGGAAAGGTAACGCCTGGGGGAAAGAAAAAGAAGAAAACCAAGGCGTCGAAAAAACGCCGTTCTGCGGGACCTCGTAGGCGACGACCATGAGTTTACGAAAATGGGTGCGTGAGCAGTGGGTGGATATAGGTGCGCCTAAGAAGGACGGTAAGTACCAGCCGTGCGGCAGGAAAAAGTCTAAAGGCAGCAAACGTAAGTACCCGAAATGCGTCCCTATTGCAAAAGCGCGTCAGATGTCTAAGGGCGAAAAGGCGAGTGCGGTAAAACGCAAGAGAGCGGTCAGTAACAAAGGGCCGAAACCAACAAACGTAGCAACGTTTGTTAAAAAGAAATCTAAATCTGGAAAATCAAAGAGAGGTTGATTATGGCTAAGAGAACTAAAGGTTACGCCAAAGGCGGTGTTGCTAAAGCCAAGAAGATGAGGGGCGGTGGCATGGCACGTAAAGGTACGAAATCTATGGCAAGAGGAGGTGCCGTCAAAGCCAAGAAGATGATGGGCGGCGGCATGATGCGTAAAGGCACGAAATCTATGGCAAGAGGAGGTGCCGTCAAAGCCAAGAAGATGATGGGCGGTGGCATGGCACGTAAAGGCATGATGTCTAAAGGCACGAAATCTATGGCAAGAGGAGGTGCCGTCAAAAGACGGAAATAAATGGCATATTTAATAAGCAACGTACCGCATTTTGAATGCTGGGTACGCAAAGAATTTACGTGTAACCACACGCAGTATCATGGTGAATTTATCCATGCTATGGCTTTCGCCGTAAACACCATTCCGGATAGATCTCTGAGTTTTCAGGTTGTATTCACGGGATGCGAAATAGATTTTGAAGATGGTCCAGAGGACAATGTGCATGGAGGATCCATGTGGGCAAGGATGCCCATTCAGGCTCTTGTAGCAGATATACCTTTGGATAATTGGCCGGAGCCCATGGAGGATCATTTGTGTCAACCGTGGGATTGTGAGTCTAGAACGCATAGTGTGATAGTTATGGACAGAGTAAGCTCTTCCCCTTGGCTTTGTAAGATAGACAATGAGTTCTATCCTGGAAGATATTTATTTACCGTAGACTACACAGATAGTGACATATCAGATGACCCTGCACAGCATAAGCAGTCGCATGTGATATACTTGACCGATGCAGGCCCGTGGACCGGTAACTTTGTTGCGTTGCCCAATAATCGGGTCCGTGCCACTAGTCCTGCTTTGTGGCGAACTGGGGAGGGAGCCCCTGATTTTATGCCCTCCCAGTGGACACACTCTGCCGAGGCTCATGAATCCTATCTAGACCCCTCTATAACCTTTAACAATCTTTACTCAGAAGGTGACTGAGATGGCTAGGAAAAAAGAAAATCCTATACGAAGGACAACAAAAGGTAAGGGTGCCAATTATAGGCCAACTAAGTCTGGGGCTGGTATGACCGCAAAAGGAGTCGCTGCATACCGTAGAGCAAACCCTGGATCTAAGTTAAAAACGGCAGTTACTGGAAAAGTAAAGAAAGGAAGTGCCGCAGCGAAACGCCGCAAGAGTTATTGCGCTAGATCTCTTGGTCAACTTAAAAGATCTTCTGCCAAGACTAGGAACAATCCAAACTCTCGTATTCGGCAGGCTCGTCGCAGGTGGAAGTGCTAATGGACGGAGTTCTTCTAGCTGAACACCTTTTTAAGGTTATACAAGAGAGACGGTCCAGGGTTTCTGAGATGATGACAGACGGCGTTGTTAAGGATTTCTATGAATACAAACAACTTGTTGGCAATATAGAGTCTTTAGATTATATAGGTCAGGAGTTAAGAGAAATCCTAGAAAAGGCAGATTCATGATGGAAAAGTCTGAGACTACAGATAATCTGGTCTCTTTAACTGACGCCTACGTCAGCATTGAGGAAAAGGTTCTAGACCCCGAAAAAATTGACGGAAGTGTTCTGGATAGGATGCCCTCTCCCACGGGGTGGCGTCTTCTTATTTTACCATATAGAGGAAAGGGAAAGACCGAGGGTGGAATCCTCCTTCCTGACGCTGTTGTTGATAGGGAGGCTTTAGCCACTGTCTGTGGTTTTGTACTAAAGGCTGGTCCCCTTGCCTATGACGATAAGAGCAAGTTTCCAAGTGGAGCATGGTGTAAAGAAAAAGACTGGGTTCTGTTTGGTCGATATGCGGGTTCTCGCTTTAAGATAGATGGTGGAGAGGTCCGTATTCTTAATGACGATGAAGTAATAGCTGTAATACAGGATCCCGAAGATATCCTGCACATTTAGGAGAAAGAAATGGCTGAGAGGAACGAAGACCTTGTTGTAGATCTTCCCGCTGAAGGTGAAGAGATTACGGTAGATCTGGAAGAAGTTGCTTCTGAGGAGCTTCAGGCAGATTCGGTAAATCAAGAAGATCAGGAAGACTTAGAAGAGCATGAGCAGTACAGCAAAAAGGTCAAAAAGCGCATTGATAAGCTTACTCACAAAGTTCGAGAAGCTGAACGCCAGCAGCAGGCCGCAATAGATTTTGCTAAAAACATACAGGCCGAGAACGCGCAACTGAAAGATCGTGTTCAAAGTTTGGATAAGGGGTATGTCGAGGAGTACGGAGATCGTGTAGCCACTCAGACAGAGTCCTTAGAAAAAGACCTAGAGACCGCAATCGCTACGAACGATACGTCTGCCCAGGTTGAACTAAATAAGAAATTAGCGCGTCTTGCTATTGAAGAAGAGCGCGTTGCTGCGGCCAAAC